GTCTGGTAATATTCTATAGTATTTACAATTGGGATAGTCTTTAAAAATTCGTTTAAATTGGCTTACCCAATTAACGTATGTTGTTGGTTCAGACCCAAGAGATTTGTAATTTGGAGTTCCAGCATATACATTATTAAACTCTCCATCGGCACTGCTAAAATCAAAACCAATTAAAAATATTTTTGAACAACCATCCATACTAGCAATTTTCCCTGCAATAGGACCACTGCTAAATCCACGATGCATAAACTCAGTTAGCTCTGTTGACTTTTCGTGTTGTGGCTTTCTTGTGTAATGTCTTGTTTTATTGGGTATATCTTCTCTAGTTAGTTCTGTTGTAATACCAGGATCAACACTAACTAGTACATCTGGAATAAAATCTCTGTACAGAGCATTGCATCCATATGTTTTTCCATATTGTGAAATTTTTTGTAAATCAAAGTCCAACCGACTTTTACCGTTTCCTAGAACAAATCCTATCATTATTGAACTCAAAAATAAAGTTGCCCCGTAGGGCAACTTCTTGATTTATAGATTATTAACCGTCGCCTTCGATGTCATCTGCATTTGTTAATGCACTGTCATCACCAGCTTCTTCAATCTCTACTGTAGCACCTGTGCCTGTGAAATCCCATTTGATGCTTGAACCATCATCTAGTGTCACTTTACGAGATGCAATTTTTACAACCTGCTTTGGTGTACCGTTGTCATCAACAACGATTGACATTTCACCTGCTGCTAGTGCTGCAGATGCTTTGTCTACTAGATAACATGTTCTTTCGTTTGACCCATCTGAGCATACAAAACGCTTACTGCCTGTTTGCTTAACGATCCAACCTGGAACACTACCTGTGCCATTGTGAAATTGTACTTTAATTTCATCACCTGCTGCTGTAGGTGGGCCGAAATATCTTTTATTAAGTGGTCTTCCCATTTGTTTTCTCCTTTTAGAAGTCCTATGTGAGTTCTACTCACTACGGGGATGGAACCCCATAAACCCTTAGTGGGTATTAGTATTTATAAAAAAAGCAGGGCCGAAGCCCTGCTTTAAAACTCATATCAATCAGTTTATTAGCTGAATGATAGGTTGCTAACTGCAATGCTACCTAGGTAGTCTGCTGCGTTACCAAGAGAGTTTGAAGTGTTTGTTAGAGTCTGATAACCATAACGTGTCATGAAGCCAACTACTGGTTCTAGTGTAGATGGATCAAGTACAACACCTGAGCTCATTAGTGGAACGTATGGGCAGTAGAACGCTGCTGCGTCTGCTTCGCTTGAACCCTTGTAACCAACTAGTACTGGAGCAGTATCTGCTGCATAGCTGTCTACATAAATTCTCATTGCGCCATTTAGTGTACCAACGAACTTAGTGTTTGTTGGAGCTTCGAATGTACCTTCAGTTGTACGAGCAAATGCACTTGTGCTTGCGCTCTGTAGAACTGTTAGTGCTGCTGGACTTACAACCGCCCAGTTACCAGCGCCACGACGTGTACGTTGTGCAATACGGTTACCAACACGGTTCATTAGAACTGCAAGTGCCGCATGCTCGTCACCAACGTAAGTAGCTGTACCACTTACTGCTGCTTGGTCGTATGTTGCTGTGTTTGCACCAAATGCACTACCTGTACCAGCTGCTGCTAGTGTGCGTAGTGAGCCTAGGATTTCTTGGTCGATTTCAGCAGTAATTTCTTGTGCTAGTGCAGCCATAATTTCTGCTTCAACGTCGATACCATGAATGCTCTGTGCATCTTGTGCTGCTTCGAATGTCCAACGTGCTGACAACTTACGAGTTTTCGCAGTTACAGTTTCACGTAGAATTTCGATGCTTAGTGCGCTACCTGGTAGACCTTCTAGGTCACCTGTTGCTGCCGCGCCCGCTGCAGTTTGGCTACCTGAGTAACTCGCTGCAATTGCTGCTGGGCTAAGTGCTTCATCACCAGCTGATAGGTTACCACCACCTGGGTTAACAGTTGCTTGTGTGCCTAGTGCATCGTTAGCAGAGTTGTACTTAACACGAAGTGTGTGGATCTGGCTAACAGGGCCAGCCATTGGCTGTACACCAACGATTTCGTTAGCGATAACTGTTGGCATTACACGACGGATAACAGGCAAAATTACCTTGTTTAATACTGCTACGTCACCGCTTGCTGTTGCGCCAGCTGTTGCTGATTCAGTGATGTAACGCTTGGTGTTTTCTAGAACAACACCCATGTTCTTGCGCTTAGTACCTTCAAGACCCTCTAGGAGGGCATCTTTTGTTTCGTCCCAGCGACTTTCAAATAA